GCGTAAAGCATCACTGTGGTTCTCCTCAAGAACCACGTCCCCACGGGCGGGCAGTATGAACTGTCTCTGTACCTCGACATCGTGTCCAGAGATAAAGAACTGCGTTTATTGTACAAGAAACGCAATCTAGTATCTCTTCATGCGATCATCGCGTACAGGGAGACTCTTCTACTGTTCCGTCCGTGAGAACCCCACCGAGGAGGGGCGTAGCCTAGATAGCTACGCCCCCAGGGGGACTGACCTCCCCTTGCCCTAAACTTCTGCTAGCAGTTCAGCAACAGCAGGTACGACGTCCTCGAACGTCCGGTACCCGACGGTTGCCGCATCTGTCCAGGTAGAAGCATGGGCAAGAGTGGGTCAGGCCCCCCCAGAGTCTGTCCCAGTCGCCGCTGCTAGTAGCGTCTTCTACGACTTCGACTTTCCTCCCCTCGGTCCTGCACCGGTGAATGCCCTTCCAGCGACACGCCGTCCTTCGTGGATGGTGGACGCGGCTGGGACTTCACCCGTGGTCGATTCGGTGCGCACCACTTCCATGGGCACCGCGCGAAGGCGCAGGCTTGCACGGAAGTCTCGTGCGCACCGGCTCGACCGCAAGCAATTCCTTGGCGAGTGTCTTAGTGCGTTGATGGACACTACGGGCAGTATCGTAGGTGATGGGAGACTCCCTGACAGGGTCCGCTCGGTTGTTTCTCGGGCGGCTGACAACGGGGTTGAGCATGGCATCGACCTCGCAAAGAAGCTGTCTGGGACTGCGCGGCAGAACTGGATCGTACGATCCGGCACTGACGTTCAGGCCCAGGTCAGCTTCCTTGGGAGGTCTTTGCCTCCTGCTCCTCGCCACGCTGTTGCTGCTTCCATCGAACAACATAAGGTGGACCTGTCTAGTGAGCACACGACGCCGGGAGAAATCCTAAAGCGGGCCCGTGTCTGGGCGGAACGTTGGGGCCGCCGTTACCTCGGGGACCCAAGAAAAGCTTCGTCACCCGGAGTCCCTTCCCTCTCTGCTTGTGCTGAACGCACAGCGAGCAGGGGAGGGCTACGTTGCTTCGTAGCTGATCTTGGGATCCATGAGGATGCGGTGGCCGCAGGTGCCGCCCTAGAGCATGAGCTTCCGCCCCAGGACATCGCGACAATCGTATCGGACCTTTCGTTGTTATGCCATGGCCGTGACCTTCTGCATGGGGAGATCCCTCCCCATAAGGTCACAGGTTTAGCAGAACGCGGGAGGAAGACGCGAGTTATCACGACTCCTAGCGCCGGGTTTTCACTACTTGGTCACGTGGTGCGCAAGCGCCTTCTGGCGGGGCTCCGCCGTGACCCCTCCGCCCGTTCCACACTCGTCGGGATCAAGGATGAGGACCTTGTTGCATTCTTTCAAGGTGCGTCGAGCGACTGCGTCGTGTCGACTGACCTGAAGCGTGCAACGGACCTCCTTCCTTTGGATCTTGTGCGAGCCGTGGTGGACGGCCTCGCGGGTAGCGGGAAACTGCCTGCCTGGGAAGTGACTGTCCTGGAGGCCCTTACAGGGCCCCAAGAGGTCTCTTACCCGGACGGTACAGTTCTCCTCTCCACAAGAGGAATTCTCATGGGCCTCCCCACTTCCTGGGCAATCCTTTCTCTCGTTCACCTCTTTTGGTGGTCGGAAGCGGTTGTCCGGGTTGCGGGGAACCGTCGCGTCCGCCTTAAGGACGCGTTCGCCGCCAACAAGTTCTGCACTTGCGGCGACGACGGCCTTGCTGCGTGTTGGCGCGAGGTCGCCCGTGAGTATTCTGTCTTGGTTGAGGCGTCAGGTGGGTCGATGTCCGAAGGTAAGCATTTCGAAGTCGTAGGTAACCCTTCACCGCGCGCCGTCTTCATTGAGCGCC